CCATAGCTATTTGAATCATACGGTCCTGTCGATGTTTTATCAGACTCAATTCCACCAAAGTATCCAACATATGTGTAAAACTGATCGTCAATAGACTGTTTATGAGAAACAAACCAGAATGGATTATCATATGTGTCTGAATAAGAATCTGAACCAAGTATTCTTCGATCATGGCGATATGCCACAACACCAGCAGAAAAACGATTCCCGGTTGAAGTTGTATAAGCAGAATCCCCACCAAGATCGCGCGCTCTTACCATCATCCGATAATAAGTATTATCAGAACGAACACCCGTGATACTAGAATGAACCAAATGTCTCATATCGCCATATGGTGTGCTAATAGTATTATTTCCGATTTGAAGAACTTTTTGAGAATACAATGCGCCCGGAGTATTACCAACCATTTTAATTTCACCAGTACCCGGACCAGCAGAGAACCAAAGACCAGTATTTGCATACGCAATATTAGAAGTACCCCAAGGAGGATTATTGCTAGTTTGCTTTTCCCAAGCTCTACCATCTGTCAGTGAGATAACAGAATTGGCAGAATCATATTCATATTTGTCGAGATAAAGAACTCGTTTTGTTTGCGGAAGAGTGACTGTATTTGCTATCAAAGTATTCGCTACATACCCATCCATATAATATAGAGTTTCATATATTTCAAAATTGCCTATTACATTTGTCAAATAAACATACGCAGTTTTTCTACCATGTTCCAATAATTTTCTACTGTCGTGAATGTTTGTATTAGCAACAGCACCGCTTGTTAAAGTTGTTGCATTTGGAATCTTTCCAACAACAAAATCATCATTACTTTCATTCACAATCTGAACATACTCAACCGTGGCATACGCTCCAGAACTCGAACCTACAATCTTTTTATTTTCAATCCCATTTAGATTCTCAGTATATGTGGTTTTTAGTCGAGAACGCTTAACATATTCTCCACCACTCGTAACAAGAATATCTCTACCCGGATAATAAATTTCAATTTCTTCATTGTAAAGAAGTCTGAACAGAGCTTTAAATGAATCTTCTGTCCCAACGGATTGATAAAACTGAATCAGATTTTTATAAAGCGTTGCTCGATTTGTTTCATCATAAACATTCTGGGGAAATGAATAAGCGTATTGTTTTCTGAAAGCCTCCACAAACTCATCAAAATCAGTTCGATCAACATCACGAATGTCTCGCAATGCCTTTGTTGCCGAATCATATCCATAATAATAAGTGCCGCTTCCATCCGAAGTTTCAATCAAAGAATTGTTTGCGGCAAACTCATAATACTTTTCAAGAAATGTTACAAACTTGGGGTGATCGCTGCGAACGAACGAAGGAACGTGTGTCGCGACGATATGAGAGGTTTGGTGAGCATTTGCTGTTTTAATAAGTGGTGCCATAATGTATCAAACACTCCCAGTTTAGTAGCTACGAACTGTGTTTTCTCTAATTCTTGTATTATCGTCAATAACTGAAACATTAATATCAGCAGCATCTATGGTAATAAAAGTATTTTTCTTTGGTATAATATCATTAGTCGCAGGTTGAGCTATAAAGTATAGATACTCTGAATTATTAAAAAGTTGTGTAATATTTACTGTAAAGGTCATTTCACCTGTCTTATAGTTAACAGTTCCAATATTACCCTCAAGAATTCTTTCTTGTGCTATGTAGCTATCGGTCTGTCCTATTCTTGTAGGATTCTCTTCACCACCCTTTTGAGAATTTACAACCATTAGCCTGCCGTCTTTGTCTGTGATGAAGCTATTATCAAATCCACCAAATCTGAATGTGCTGGATCGAACAACAGGAGCATGTCCGGCGTGTGGTCGGTATAAAGGATTATCAAAAGTTAAATTATATGTTAGTCGTGATTGTAGCTGTGGTCTAATTCGCTTTTTCATTGCTACGCTAGTGATATTATTTTCTATAGAAAATTCGGTTTCATCAATAATTTTAGTTACCGCTGAATATCTAAAATAGTCTTCAAATTTGGTTAAGTAAGTTGCGCTGTAATTTAATATTCTAGCTTTAACCAGATCCTTTATTTCTGTGTAATTTTTTACAGTTTTTCTTGGATCAAAACTTAACGTAGTGTTCAAAACAACAAACAAATAGTCGGGATCTACAAATCTAGTATTGACTGTGACTATATTTCTTTTTTGAATAATTTCATTCGCAATTCTATATTGTTCCGCTTGTGATAAAACATATCCTGTTCTCGGCTTCACACTAACAAAAACAGTTCCATATTGAGGGGGATTGTTTTCTTCTCCCCCCCAAACCCTAACAGAATCCACAAGATTGTAATCATTTTCTAATCTTGTTTTATAATCATTTATAGTAACTAACCTTTTTTGTAAACCAAATTGTCTTGGTGCTTGTATTTTAATGGAAGTTGTTGATTCCCTTTCGGCTCCACCAGCAGCTCTTGTATATCCACTCGAAAGTGAAGTGGTGACATTTACACCGCTCGCACCTGTAACAGTTTCAGCAAAGGAAAACCGCGACAGTCCATTTCCGTCTATTCCAAGGCGAGATATATTGTAAACAATTTGAACCGTTTCCCCATTGGCAGGTTTTTTTCCGACAACACCATCACCAAAATAAATTTCATAGCGTCCTTGATTACCTTCTTGAAGAAAATATACTTTGGACGTTCCTGTAATTTCAGTGAAATTGTCAGCTTTGGTATACGTCTCTCCACCAGCAGCGACAATTAAAGTTGTAGTGTCAACGTCGTCATTAGGTATTTCAAAGGTTTCATTTGTCCTTCCCGAAACAGTGTAGTTTTTTACAAAGGTAATTCCTTCTTTAATCTCAAGGTTTTTTATTTCGTGATTTCCTGTAACAGAATTGTATATAGACGTTTGTGATTGAGTGGTCAAAAATGTATAGGCATCCGACCCTAATCGAGCCGTAAACTTTGAATTCCTTTTAACGGTGTAAGGATTACTCTGACTAACACCATCTCCGCTAAAAGTTATATCCACATTTACTATTGAGCCTCTTCTTGATGAAGGCGTATAACCAAGCTGTTTTGCAAGGGAAACAATAGAAGATCGCAAGGAAGCACTATCCATAAACATTTCACTTGCGAGCATATTAGTATAAAAACCATTGTAATGTGTATTATATGCGAGAACGTCCAACAGAATGCTCATCGCAGATCCTTCAAAATTATAATCTTTAAATTCATCCTGACCTTCAAGATATTGCTTCAATGCTTTTTTGATGGCATCAAAATCAAGTTCTGCGACTTTTAATTTATTGGACTGCGTAATGTAGTTGGTAGCCATTTATCGGTTTCTCTCTAAAAGAAATTGGGTCTGTCTTTCAACTTCCTCGTTTAAAATAAAAAATCTCACCGTAACTTCATAAGCATTTTTATCATAATTCGGAACAACTAAAACCTTTGTAATTTGAACTCTTGGTTCAAAGTTATTTATACTTTCTAGTATAGCATCTCTAACACTTAGGGAAGACGCATATGTCATTTGCTCAAAAAGTTGCCTAACTAAGTTTGAACCAAATTCCGGGTGAAAAGCTCTTTCATAAAAATTAGTCAAAAGCGTATATCTAATAGAACGAATTATAGATTGTTCATCTGTCTTTAGAGACAAGTCTCCTGTATTTGGATGAGCTGAAAAATCCAAATCAAGGTCTGCCCATTTTTTTATTACTGGCAAAATAAATTCCCCCTTGTATATATTTAGGCATTAACTGGGATCATCTACACGAATTATTTTATTACCCTCTCCGTCAACAGTGTCTTTAATAATCTCATCAACATTTGAAGCGGTTGCGGAGGTATCTTTAAATGTAATTTCTCCACCTGACTGAATAGTCATATCGCTTTTAGAAATAATGTCTATACGTCCCTCATCAGATTTTATTAGTGCGTCACCCAATTCCAAAGTAACATTTAAATTTCCCTCTTTTACAGTAGAATACATATTTTCTTTGGAAACAACACTTGCGTTCTTTTCTGTTTTTACATTAATATCAGACTCACAATAAAAATCTGCTTGTCCAACGACATGAACAGCACAAATCCCATTTATCTTGACACCCTTATCGCCAATGGTTACAGAAAAATCGTCTTTGACGACTTTGGTAACTCGACTACCATCAGGATGAATTTCATAGAAAGTTCCGGTTCGATGAGACTCCTTGATTCTCT